CAAGTAGGAAACAATGTAGTTATTACATTATTAGATAATTATATAGATTACGATTCTGTAACAATTAATGATATATATGTTATAGGTAAATTTAAATAGATGGCAAACTTAATACGATTAAAACAAATAGAAAGTGGTTCAGCACTGCAAGTATCAGCAGAAGTTGGTTCTGATTTTTCACAATCGGTACTTAACATTGTTATAAATGATGTTGGCGCCGTTTTACCTGAAGGAGTTATATCATCATCTGCACAATTGAATGGAACTACTTTAAGAAATATTACAATAGCGCCATTGAACTCCGATGGATATTCATTAATAGTTAGTGGAGCATTGGGAGTCGTTGATGCAACAAATTTATCAGAGGGTGGATTTGGGGATTTAGATTCAACTGTACCAGGTCAGATTTCAGTAAATGGACAGCTACCGGCAGACCCATCTACAAACAATACACCACTTGCCAATGTGATTGACCAAGGGGAATGGTAATATGTTAAAAACAAATATATAGACTAAATTGGGATTTGTGTATTGGTTACTCAAATAATTTATATTTATAAAGGAATTCAAATCAGAAAAAAGAAATAACCAAACAATATGGCACAAATCATTAAACACAGACGTGGTAGTTTAGAAGCCCTATCGGTGGTAACCTCATCGCTTCAAAAAGGTGAGATAGTAATCGCTTCCGGCTCATCAAATCTATCCGTAACAAACGGAGCATCGATTGTATTCGCAGTTCCAGAAAACGGACAGGTACAAGCGGTAAATAGAGTACTTAGAGGTACTAACGCTCCATCGACTTTTTCTTCAGCAACTTATAACGGACGAAGCAATCAACTTAGTTGGTAACATTCAACCATTCTCCGCTTCAGTAGATAGTAGATTGGGTGTAGTAGAAGCATCATTAGGTGGTGGAGGTTCAGTTGGCGCTAGAGTTGCAGCATTAGAAGCAACATCAGCATCGTTGAATTCATTTACTGAATCATTCTCACAAAGTGTTGCAACTGATTTTAGTGCTAGTACGGCAGCAACCGCAGCTAACCTATCATCGTATAGTGCTTCAGCAGCAACTACACATAATAATTATAGTTCTTCTGCGGCAACTTCATTATCAGCTAGTGAAGCTAGTATAAACGCTAACATCTTATCATTATCAACTTCGGTAGATAGTAGATTAGATGCAGTTGAAAATACAAACGCAACTCAAGCAACTACCGGTTCAAATATATTTTATGGTGACCAGGTTATTACCGGTTCAATGTATATAACTGCGAACTTAGTAGTACAAGGTTCTTCATCTTTACAAAATATCACCGCATCAGCAGTTGATATTGGTACAAACATTATAGAATTAAACACAGCAACACCAGCAGTAAGATTTGGTGGTATAAGTGTACAGGATTCTGGTTCATTCGCTGGTGTAAGTGGTTCATTACTTTGGGATTCATTTAATAACCATTGGTTGTATGTTCAACCATCCGCTAGTAGTGAAGAATATAATTCAGCAATTTTAATTGCCGGCCCGAAAAACACAGGAGCACTTGGAAACGAAATCGGAATTACTGCAGGATATATTCCTGTTGCATCCGGAGAAAATCATATTTCTGATTCAATTATTTCAATAGTAGATGGTACAATCGCATCAATAGCTGGAACATTAGAAGTAAGTGGTGATATTAGTGGTTCATCTATCGCAGGTTTAGGAAATGCAACCGCATTCTCTACTTCGGTTGATAGTAGATTAGATTCTGTAGAAGCATCATTAGGTGGCGGTGGTTCAATAGGAAGTAGAGTAGCTCTATTAGAAGTTCACTCTGGTTCTATAAACTCATTCACACAATCATATTTTACCGATTCAGCATCATTTGATACAAGAATTGATAACGTAGTTAGTGATTTAAATAGTGTAAGTGGTGCAGTAGCAACATCGTTATCAGCATCTAAAGTAGAATACACATCATTTAGTGCAAGTGCAGTATCTAACTTAAATTCAGTAAGTGGAGCATTTGCAACAACAATAAATAACTTAGGTTCAACATACGCAACTGATGCAGAGTTAAGTAATGTAAGTGGGGCATTCGCTACATCTATTGCAAACTTAGGAGATGGATTCGCAACTGATTCAGAACTTTCATCTTTAAGTTCTTCAATCGCAGTAAGAGATGCAGGACAAGATACCGCTGTATCAACATTATCATCTTCAGTAAATAGTAGATTGGTAGTAGTTGAGGCAGTATCAGCATCAGCAGCATCAGCTTTAAATAGTGTAAGTGGGGCATTTGCAACTAGAGTAGATGGTATTGATACTACGATAACTAACTTATCAACTTCGGTAGATAGCAGATTAGATACATTAGAAGGCACATTCTCATCTTCAGTAAATAGTAGATTATTAACAAACGTAGATGCAGCAGCTGGAGCATTCGCAAGTGCAAGTGCATATAGTGGTAGTTTAGCATCTACAATTAATACTTTATCAACATCAGTTGATAGTAGATTGGATTCATTAGAATCAGCAGTAGGCGCAGGTTCAAACATCGATGGTAGATTAACTTCATTAGAAGCAACATCCGCATCGTTAAATGCAACCGCTTCTAACCACGAAGGTAGAATTGATACATTAGAATCATTTAGTGGTTCATTTAATACCGCATTCGACTTAGATGGACAGAATGTAACAATTGCAGGTGATTTAATTGTAAATGGTACAACAACAACTGTAAATTCAACAACTATTGAATTAGGTGATAACATTATCGCATTAAATGGTAGTGGAGCATCTAATGGTGGTTTATTAGTTAAAGATGTAACGAACCCAAATAAAGTAAGTGGTTCATTACTATGGGATTCAACAGGTGATTTTTGGAAAGCAGGTCAATTAGATTCAGAGCATAGAATTTTAACTGTAAATGATGGTGTAGTAAGTGGTTCTTCACAAATTACAATCTCATCAACAACCGGATATTCAACTTTCAGTTCTTCGGTAGCAACTTCATTTAGTGCAAGTAACGCTGAGATTTCATCTTTAAGTTCTTCGGTAGCTAGTGTAACTGGTAACTTCTCATCTTCAGTAGCAACTTCATTTAGTGCAAGTGCAGCTAGTGTAACCGCATTAAGTAGTTCGGTAGCAACTTCATTTAGTGCAAGTGTATATGATGTAACCGCATTAAGTACTTCAGTAGATAGTAGATTAGATGTATTAGAAGGTAATGTAGGTCAGGCGTTAAACACAAATAGTGATGTAACATTTAATAGTGTAACCGCATCTGTTAATTTAGGTGTAGCAGCAGGAAGCACAAAGAGAATAGCATTTAGAAACACAAATGGTAATTTAGATTTAGTACCAACAGCATCGGTAGCAGGTGACTTATTACAATGGGATGGAAACGACTTTGTAATGAGTAACACAATCGATGGTGGTTCATTCTAAAATATTAAACCCTCCTCTCCCAAAAGGGGAGGGTTTTTAAATTTCTAAATTCTATAATAAAACAAAAGATGTCACAAGATAATAAAACAATTTTACTACAAAGAAGGTCCGCCGTATCAGGTTCAAGACCAACAACGAATTCTTTGATTGTTGGTGAAATTGGTTTGAATACATACGATGGTAAAGCCTTCATACATAAATCGGGCTCTGTTGATGAAGTAGTAGATATAGTAGTAGCCGGTTCTAATACCATCGGTGATATTAATATATTAGGTACAGGTTCCTTTGGTGAATTAAATGTAACAAATGACTTTAATGTTAGTGGAAGTATATTTGTTAATGGCGATGTAGTTGGTTTAGGAGATGTAGATTTTGCCGGAGCAGTAACCGCTTCATTCTTTGTCGGTGATGGTAGATACATAACAAATGTAACCGCATCGATGAGACCTGATGATTTTGATTTCAATTCAGAACCATTTGCAGGTTCAACAGGATATATTCAGGCATCCGGTTCTCTTTATAAAGTAACAACTACTCCAACAGCAGTTGAATTTAGACACAACGATATTCCATTTGCAACATTTCAAACAGGCAGCACTTCTTTATATGGAATCGGTGATATATTAGTATTCAGCGGTTCAGTTGCAAGTAGATTGGAAGCAGTAGAAGCTGGAATGGATGGAGGAACATTTTAATTTACGATAATAAAAATATTTTATATTTATAAAGGTACTATATAGTACCTTTTTTTGTTATAATAATTTAATAAGTAACCATAGATATGGCTCAAACGATTGTACTAAGGCGTTCTGCCCAACCCGGCAAAATACCAGACACCGGTTCTTTGAATTTAGGTGAGCTGGCGATAAATACTTATGATGGTAAACTATTCTTTGCCAAATCGGGCTCAACACAATCGATAGAGCAAATTGTAACCACAAACACAATTACAAGTGGTTCAATTAATATAGGTGGAACGGGTTCATTTGGTGAATTGATTGTAACAAATGATGTACAAATAAACAATAGTTTATATGTAGTATCCGATATTGTTGGTAACGGCGATTTAGACGTATTAGGTAGCGTATCAGGTTCAGAGTTAAGAATAACGGGAACGGGTTCATTTGAATCACTACAAGTAAACGATACATTAACTGTAAATCACGGAACCACAATTATTAGTGGTTCACAATTAGTAACTTCCGATTTAACTGTTTTAGGACAGGTTAATGCAAGACAATTCAATATTTCCGTAATATCATCATCGGTATTATTTCAAAGTGGTTCAACTAAATTTGGAGATACCTCCGATGATATACACTCGTTTACAGGTTCAGTTTCAATAAGTGGTTCTTTTTTAGTTAATGGGACTGAAGTTGGAGTTGCAGCTGGTCCAAATACATTTGACTTTAATTTAGACCCGGAAGCAGCAGGAACTGTAAACTTCATAGAAGATAGCACAGGTAATACTCAAGCGGTAGCTAGAACAGGTTCATTTGATGTTGTTGTTGGAAATACAACCTCATTATCGGTTAGCGCATCGGCTATGAACGTAACTTCTCAAAGTGTAACTAGAGATTTTATGCACTTAGTTAAATATATAACAACGGCAGGAGATTTGGATTTTAATATTTAAGATATTTATAAAAAAGAATAAAATAGATGGCATCAGGTAATCAAATATCGGGTGATATAAACTTAACAGGTAGTATTAATTTAACGGGTGATATAACTGCCTCAAATATGTTTGTTACAGGAAATCTAATGGTTTCTGGTAATTTATTCTTAGGAAATAATAGTTCCGATAACATAAATACTTTAGGTGTATTTACTAATAATTTAATTCCAGGTAACCACAATCAATATGATATAGGTTCAGAAGGAAGTTGGTGGAGAAATATTTACGTTAATACTGTATCAGCATCATTTATATCAGGCTCTATTGCCGGTATTGGAAACATAAACGAATTTTCAGAATCAGTAGATTTTAGATTAGATACGTTAGAACTATCATCATCATTATACGATAATGCTATGAGTGGTTCTAAAAGATTATACGTTTCACCAAGTGGTAGTGATGTAAATGATGGTTCAGACCCATCAGTTCCATTTAGAACAATTAAAGCAGCGGTTGAATCATTAGGAGCAGCTGAATATACAAATACAAAAAGATATACTATATTTGTAGGAAGTGGTGAGTATGTTGAACAAAACCCAATAGCAGTTCCACCGGGAATTGCAATTGTAGGCGATACATTGAGAACAGTTAGATTATATGCAGCTAATCCTACAAAAGATTACTTCCACGTACATGATTCAAACTATTTTTATGGTTTGAGATTTTTGGATTTAAAACATCCGGCGTTCGCATTTTCATTCCCATCATCTACTGCAACTTCAACAATAAGTGGTGGTAGTGTAGCAACAATATCGGTGGTACATTCTATGACAGGATATACCGATGGAAATAATCAGGATATTGGAATTATAGTTGAAGGACCAGATGTTAGTGGAAGTATAGCTACCGCAACTGCTAATATTGCAGGTGGAGTTATTACACAAATAAATGTAGTAAATGGTGGTACAAATTATGGTGCAACCGAAAAGCCACATATATCAATACCGGCTCCTTTAGCAAAAAGACCGGTGATTACCACATCACCATATATTCAGAACTGTTCTTCGATTACAGGTCCATTCAATACATCCGGAACAAAAGTTCTTCAAGCCTTACCATACGATGAGGTTACTTTCAATATAGATGAGCAAGGAGCTGGTGGTGGTATCCGAATAGATGGTAACTTAGTACATCCGGCATCTCCATTAGAATCATTCGTAGCAGATGCTTTCACACAGGTTAACCAAGGTGGACCTGGTCACTTAGTAATCAACAAAGGATATGCACAATTCGTATCGTGTTTTACTACGTTTTGTACTTATGGTTTTAAAACAGCAAATGGTGGTTTTGCAAATATTTCAAATTCAGTAATTGACTTTGGTGCAAAGGGATTAATATCTAAAACTTATTTCCCACAAACATATAATACAGGTTCAGCTTTAGAAACAAAAACTTCAACTGTAAGTGGTTTTGTAATTGATGAAAATGGTGCGGGATACGTTGGACCAACCGCTGGTGTTACTATTACAGGCGGTGGAGCAAGTGTACAAGCAACTGCAGAAGCAACTGTAAATGCAAATGGTTCAATTGATGAAATTGTATTGTTAACACCTGGTAGTGGTTATACATCACAGCCAAACGTTACAATAGCAGCTCCAACGGGCGGTGGTGGAATTCAGGCAACAACTGTAAGTGGTAAAGCACTTATTAGTGGTGTTAGTGAAATGTTAATGGCTTTACAAAGTGGTAGTAGAGGAATTGATATTTCTTCTAATATGATTTTAAATGGTGTTAACTATTTAGTAACTGATGTTGCTGAAGTATCGGGCCAACCAACACAAAGACGAGTTACTACTTATCCGGCGCCACCTTCAATGACAACCGGAGATATAATAAACTTCCATCAATTATCAAACATCTCAACTGGGGGATTGGTAATGGAATATGTGGGTAGTGGTGTTACATATAACGCACTTCCAAAATATGGTGGAGTTCCAATTAGAACAAGAGAAATAAATGAAATAGAACCGGGTAGAGTATTCTATTCAACGGTTGATAATATTGGTAATTTAAAGATTGGTGATTTCTTTGCAGTAAATCAATTAACTGGAGAAGTTACAATTGATGCAAACTCATTCAATTTATCAGGTCTTAACGCTATTGGTCCATTTAAAAGAAATGGGGTAGCGGTTGGCGTTGTATTACAAGAAGTAAGTAATAACACAACCTTATTAAACTCACAAGGTTTATATGGTGAAGATACAGTTCCTACTCAATATGCAGTTAAAGGATATATCGACCCAATTAGTTCGAGTTTAGATGCGAGATTGGATTTAGTGGAATCAACTTCATCTTATTTAAATACAACATTTAGTAGTTCGGTAGATAGTAGATTGGATTTAGTAGAAGTAACCGCTTCTTATTTAAACACAACATTTAGTACTTCGGTAGATAGCAGATTAGATAATTTAGAAACTGCGGCAACTTCCGATGATGGTAGATTGGATGCATTGGAATCATATTCATCATCTTTAAAAACTGCAATAGCTGTTAGTGGGCAAGATTTGATTGTTTATGGAAATTTAGCAGTTCAAGGAACACAAACTTCATTAAATGTAAATGAAGTATTCATTGAAGATAAAACCTTAACATTAGCAAGTGGTTCAACAACATCGGCAGCAGCTGATGGGGCTGGTATTCATATAGCAGGTGCTAATGTTACAATGAGTTGGGATAATAACAATAGTAGAATTAATTTAAATAAATCGTTTTATGTAAATGGTGATTTAAGTGGTTCTACATTAATTGGTATAGGAAACGTAACAACTTATTCAGCATCAGTAGATAGTAGATTGGATAGTGTTGAATTAGTTTCAGCATCAGCAGCATCTGCATTAAATGGTGTTAGTGGTGCATTTGCAACTTCACAAGCAGCACAAGATGTTTTAATTTCATCTTTAAGAACAAACATACTAAGTGCTTCTGTATTCACAACATTCTCAACATCGGTAGATGCTAGATTGGATGTAGTAGAAGCAACATCATCTTTATATATACCATTCTCAGCATCCGTAAATAGTAGATTAAGAGATTTAGTAGCAGAAACTACCGCTTTAGAAATATTTACCGCATCGGCAAATAGTAGATTAAATTCTTTAGAATCATATACTGCATCGGTTTCTACTTCGGTAGGATTATTACAATCAACGGCATCGTACTTAAATACAACATTTAGTGCTTCGGTAGATGCTAGACTAGATGGATTAGAAATAGAGAGTGCAAGTTTCAAAACATTCACAGGTTCAGTATTTGCAACATTCTCAACATCGGTAGATAGTAGATTAGATTTAACTGAAGCCACATCATCTTATTTGAATACTACTTTTAGTACTTCGGTAGATAGTAGATTGGATAATATAGAATTCTCAACTGCTTCTTTAAGTACTTGGACTGGTTCTACATTTACTACATTCAGTACTTCGGTAGATTTAAGATTGGATGGTGTAGAATATACGGCTTCATTGTTTGGTGGTGGATTGATTGCACAATTAAACGCAATTAATAATTCAACCGCATCATTACAAGCAGCAACTGCATCTTTGTATTCATTTACATCTTCGTATTATACTCACTCATCATCATTTGATAGTAGAATAGATGCATTGGAAGGTAAAGATATTATAATTAACTTAGGTGGAGATTTAAGTGGTTCTGCGCAATCAACTGATTTGGGTACGGTTACACTAAACGCATTTGTAACCGCTGATTCTGTTGCATTGGGTACTGATACTTCTGGTAGTTATATACATACTATTACAGGTACTTCAAATCAAATAACAGTAGCCGGTTCTGGTGTAGAAAAAGCTGATATTACTCTATCATTACCACAAAATATTCATACATCGGCAAATCCACAATTCAATTCATTGGGTATAGGAACTGCTGCATCTACGGTAGCAGGTGAGATTAGAGCAACAGCAGATATTACCGCATTTTATTCATCTGATATCCGTTTAAAAGAAAATATTAATCCTATTCCAAACGCTTTAGAAAAACTAAATCAAATTAGTGGTAACACTTATGATTGGAAAGAAGGGTACGATGTAGTTCACTCTCATAAAGGAAATGATGTTGGAGTAATAGCACAAGAAATTGAACAAATACTACCACAAATTGTAACAAATAGAGATAACGGATACAAAGCAGTTCAATACGAAAAAATTATTCCATTATTAATTGAGGCAATTAAGGAATTATCAGCAAAAGTTGATAGTTTGAAAAACAAATAGATATTTATACATATTAATCATAACGTACTAAAAAAAAGGTAAACTAGATGGCACTTAAATTTAGACGTGGGACAACCGCACAAAAATCAGGTTCGTTAGCATTCGGAGAACCATTCGTAAACACCGACTTAAACACATTACAAATCGGTGGACCTTCCGGAGATATCACATTAGGAACAACGGGCGAAAGTTCTGCATTTGCAGGCGTATCTGTATCGGCATCATCTTTTATTAGTGGTTCGGGTTTAAAAATAACCGGAAACGCTGTAATCGATGGTAATTTAACATTGGGTGGAGCAATCACAATTGGTGATGCAACCGCTGATACTGTTAATGTTGTCGCAAGTTTAAGTTCATCTTTAATCCCTTCCAACGATAATACATTTGATGTTGGTAGAAATGATAAAAGATATAGAGCAATTTATAGTAATACCCTAAGCGCAAGTGTATTAGAAATTGAATCAGGTAGCTGGGCTGAAGTTAGATTAAAAAATTCTTCTACTGGTATAGATTATCATGTCCAAAATACAGCAGGAGGAAACTTTAGTATTCACAATGCAGAATACAATGCATCTATATTCAGAATTGATTCAGGTTCATTCCCACAACACGCACACTTTTTCGGCGATTTAAATGTAAGTCAATCATTATATGTAGGATTAGAAGTATCAGCAGCAACGGGTTCATTTGGTGTACTTAGAGCTATAAATACTATTAGTGGTTCAATAGCTGGTATAGGAAACGTTTCATCTTACTCATCTTCTGTAAATAGCAGATTGGTAGTAGTTGAAGGTGTATCGGCATCGGCAGCATCCGCTTTAAATAACGTAAGTGGTGCATTTGCTACGACTGTTTCTTCATTAGGAGGTAATTACGCAACTGATGCAGAGTTATCAGCAGTATCATCGGCAGTAGCAACTACAATAGGAAACTTAGGAAATACCTACGCAACTGATTCTGAATTATCAGCAGTATCTTCAGCAGTAGCTGCAAGAGATGCAGCACAAGATGTATTGATATCATCTTTACAATCAAATATTGTAAGTGCATCGGTATTCAATACTTTCTCAACTTCAGTAGATAGTAGAATATTAACCGAAAAAGGTAGAGTTGATGCAATTTTATCAGCATCAACAGCAGATGCAGATACATTCGCTGAAATAGTAACTTTAATTAATTCAGTTGATACAACCAGCGATACTGTATTTGGTGGGTTTGTAACATCATCAAATGCTACAAATAATACACAAAATGCGAGATTATCGGCATTAGAAACCGAAACGGGTTCAATCGCAACCGCACAATCAGCACAAAATGCTAGATTAACTTCATTAGAAACCACATCTGGTTCACATAATAGTAGATTATCTGATTTAGAAGGATTTAGTTCTTCTTTAAATTCAACATTTACAACTGATGCAGAATTAAGTTCAGTATCAGGAGCATTTGCTACAACTATTTCAAATTTAGGAAGTACTTACGCAACCGATGCAGAATTATCAGCAGTTTCTTCAGCAGTAGCAGTAAGAGATGCCGGGCAAGATACTACAATTTCAACTTTATCTTCTTCTGTAAATAGTAGATTGGTAGTAGTTGAAGGTGTTTCAGCATCAGCAGCATCAGCATTAAACTCATTGAGTTCAAGCGCTTCTTCGGCATACGCTAAACTAAATTCTACAAACACATTTAATGGTACACAAACAATTAGTGGTTCATTGATTGTAACACAAGATTTAGTTATCGGAGGTTCTGCTTCAATTCAGCACGTAACTTCTTCTCAACTTAATATTTCGGATAACATCATTACTGTAAATACAATTAATCCAACCGTTAGATTTGGTGGATTAGCAGTAATTGATAGTGGTTCAGGACAAAGTGGCTCATTCCTATACGATTCTGTACAAGATGAATTCGTATTTGTACATAAAGGTGATGGAACAAACATTACATCTTCACATTTCTTAGTAGGACCTGAAACATATAATAACTTAGGTAACGAAACTTATCTATCAGCAAATAAAGTTATTAAATCAAACGGAAATGAACATGTTGTTGAATCAAATATTACTGATAACGGAACAACAATTACATTGGGTTCTAATACTTCAGTAACAGGTACATTGGTAGCAACCGGAACTTCATTAGTTTCCGCTTCAGCACAAATAACCTTATCTTCAACAACGGGATATTCAACATTTAGTTCATCGGTAGCAGCAACTGATGCAGCTCAAGATACAACAATATCGACTCTATCTTCTTCTGTAAATAGTAGATTGGTAACATTAGAAGGTAAAGATATTACAATCACATTGACAGGCGAAGTGACTGGTACGGGAACAATTACCGACTTAGGTAACGTTTCATTCGCAACTACAATAGCCGCAAATTCAGTAGCATTAGGAACTGATACAACAGGTAACTATGTTGACAATCGCAATCGGACAAGCAGTAGCAACATCCGATAACGTAAGATTCAACTCATTAGGTATAGGTATGGCAGCATCCGCTACCGCTGGTAGAATTGATGCAACAAATGATATCGTAGCATTTTCATCTTCAGATATTCGTTTCAAAGAAAATATCAAACCAATTGAAAACGCAATTGACAAAATCAGAAAGATTAGTGGTAACACTTACGATTGGAAAGAAGAGAACAAAATTGAGCACGGATACGAAGGAAACGATGTGGGTGTAATAGCACAAGAAATTGAAGCAGTATTACCACAATTAGTTCAGACAAGAGAAAGTGGATATAAAGCAGTTAAATACGATAAATTAGTAGCATTATTAATTGAAGGTATAAAAGAACAAAATTAAGAATAGATTTAGATAATTGTAGAAATAAAGGGTTATAATTAATGTATGATGTTTATTATACCACCGCTGGAGGCCCTTGGTTCAACAGCGGTGCTGATATATGGGTAACTAATTGGATAGAGGAAGTGGCACCTTATTTAGAAGTAAAGCCACTTCTAGTTTTCCATAGAAAAAAACCAGATAATTACGAACAATTTCCAATTGATATTGACCATATTTGGGAAACCAATGAATTGGAAATAGATAGAATATTAAAGGGTGCAAGAAAGATACACATTCTTCATGGTCACTACACACCAACAACAGCAATACACAACAATTTAGAAAAAATAGATTCAATTGTATTTCATAATTTGACAAAAGTATCAATGGTAGGTCAAATGAATAAAGACCAATATTTACATTGGTATGGAAATTGGGAGTGGGAAACGGAATTAATTAATAAAATTAAAAGTAAAATTTGGGTTGGATTGTATAACTTTCCATATCAAACCGAAAATCTTTATCATATTTCCAATTATTACGAATTTTCACATAAAAAGGAAATAAAAGATAATACAAAAATAGGATTTGCAGCAAGAGCAGAAGGTAGAAAAAATGTAGAATATATTGATGGATTGGATTCATTTATATTTACAAACTCACAAACATTTAAAAGATATTATAGAGAAAAATATGGATACCGATTTGAAAAATCAAAAATATATCCGTTTAATTACAAACATAAAGAAAAGTTCTACGGACTTGATTGGGGGATATCTCACTCTTGTTTTGAATATGAACCCTTCGGATATGGAATATTTGAAGCAGTTGATTGGGGTAAATTACCAATATTACATGAAAAATGGCACGTTCCACTTGATTATAAGTACAAAGCGTCTGACAAGGAAACATTTAAACAAACCTACGAAACGATTTGTAAAGATGATTACGAAACCCGTAAAAGCGAGTTTGAAAAACTTAAAAATTGGATGATAGAACACTTTTCAAATAAAGAGGTGTGGAAACAAAAACTTTTAGATATTTATAATGGATTATAATCAATTAATACATGGCAAGAACTAACTTATCATTAGGTAACTTATATAGAGCAGTAAGCGGTTCAGCAAGAGTTGGAGCAGTTTCTTTAGGAGGATTAGCCGGCGGAGTGCAAGCATCGATGAGAGATGGATTTGCAATGGATTCTGTAACAGTAAATCCACCTACATTCACATATATTGTAGAGAGTACAACAGAAAATGCAAATTTTACATTTTCAACAACCGGCTCACTTTTCTATTCAAAAGTACAACAACAATTAGCAAACTTTACTTGTTCGTTTAATAATTCTAATTTTACTACAGGTTCTAATACATTTGGAACCGGCCCTACAATTATACCAATTACTCCTGCATCGATTGCACAATCAAATTATTCAGAAGCATCTGCAGTATTAACAATGGGATATGCTGATGGTTATAATATCAATGCAACAAATTATGGTGTAAAAACGACAAAAACTTTATACGCAGTTGATGTTTATAATACAATAAATGAAAATGATTTCTGTTTATTATTTGGAACGCAAATTCAATTAGCAAACGGTAATATGGTAAATGTGGAAGATTTAAATGTTGGTGACCAAATAAAAGCATGGGTCCCAACTGGGTTACCTGATGAAACTCAAGACCCTGAAAGTGAACAAGTTGAATGGAGATTTTTCCTATCAGATACAATATCAGGCAACGAACAGAATGTAACGGTTTCGGATTTAACTTTTAATTTTGCTCCAGGATATATTTCAGTAAATAATGGATTAATCAAAGCAACTGAAACTCACCCATTATATGTTTGGGATAATGAAATTGGCAAATATAAATTTAAAAATGTAGGTGATATACTTCCAGGAGATAAACTAATAATGCAAGACCAATCGGAAGTAGAAGTTGTAAATATTGAATTAATCAGAGAAGATGTTGAAATTGTAACTGTGAATGTAGAAAATGCAGACGTATATATTTCTAATGGATTGATTTCACATAACAAAGGTACAACAACACAACCACCAATACCAGCATCGGGATTAAGAATGTATTTAGACCCATCAAAAACATCATCTTATCAGGGTTCAGATACAGCCGATTGGTTAGATTTGACAGGATGGGGAACTGGTGTTAGACCTGCAGGAGTATCGAATGCGGCGGGTATTAGTGGTGGTAATCCAACATACAATAGTGGTGCAACTAGAATTGATAAATATTGGTCATTATCTACAAATAAATTTTGGTATAAAGATGGTACAACAAATATCAATGGTGGATATACACAATTTAATACATCAGAATATACGGTTATAGCTTGGGTTAGATTTACATCACATCCATCAAATGGATATTACCAAATATTTAATAAACAAACTACATCAGGAACAGCTAATAGATTAATATCTTTGTATTTGAATTCAAATGGTAGTGGTACATATTTTATACACGATGGAACAAATATACAATTTAATAGTAATTCATTTACTTTAAATACAAATACTTGGTATATGATTACATATTCCGCAAAAGCTAACGGAACAAACGAAGCATTTACAGATAAAACATCTAGAGGTACGGTATCAAATGGTACACAAACATATACAACATCCGCATTAATTCAAGTTGGTGGTAACTTTGCAGAAAACAATTATTATTTTAATGGGCAAATGGGACCTGTATTGTTTTACAATAGACAATTGAGTTCTTCTGAAATAGGACAAGTTTATGATTATTTCCAACCAACATATCGACCATAAATTATTGTTTTGAAATAAAACTTTATATTTATATTGAGAATTACAAATTTTTAAAAATTAACTATATAAAATGGCAGAGAAATTAGTATCACCAGGCGTATTTACAAAAGAAAACGACCTTTCATTCTTACAACAAGGAATTGCTGATATTGGTGCAGCGTTTATTGGACCTTTTAAAGAAGGACCATTAGTACCTACAATTGTTAATTCACAAGCAGAATTCGAACAATTATTTGGTAGTGTTGATGGTACTTACTATACCCCATTAGCAGTACAAAACTATTTAAGAGAAGCAGGAACGGCAACAATTTGTAGAGTAGCAGGAGCTGCAGGATATACAGAAAATGCACCGCTATTATTAATAGCAGCATCGGGTTCACAATCAGGTGCTTTGGGTATCTTATTCAACACATCAGGTAGTGCAGCTGGATTTGCGGGCATAAGCGTTAGTGATTCAGATGGTGGTGGTGATTTTAAATTAGCAGGAACTGGATTTAATATAAGTGCATCTTTAAAATTAACAGAACCTAATGATATTGAAGCAGTATTTGGTACATCTCCATACGGAGTTAAATCTGCATATTCATACGCTTTCTTTAAAGAAAATGGATTTTTATTTAACACAGGTTCTTATACATTATCAAATTCTGATGGTTTAAATACAGGAGCTTATACAGCTTCGTTTACATCAAATGTTGTAGTTAGTAGAGTTGTATTAGATAATCAAAAATTTAGTGGTTCTGCAGGTGATGGTAGTGCATGTGAAGCATTGACTCCATATATTCAATCTCAACTAATTTCAGGTGAAAGATATAATCTTTTCCAGATTGAAACTATTACAGCAGGTAACGCAGCTAATACAAAAGTAAAAGTTGCAATTACGAATGTAAAAGCAGCAGGCTCAACAGCAGGTACTGATTATGGTACGTTTAATGTTGTTGTAAGAGCTTTCAATGATACTGACAAAAAGAAAAATGTATTAGAAACTTTCTCAAACGTAAACCTTGACCCTAACTCTCCAAACTATATTAGTAGAGTAATTGGTGATAGAAAAAGAAGCATAAATTCTTTAACAGGTAAAGTAACAGAAAATGGTGATTGGGTAAATAACTCAAAATATATTAGAATACAAAATGTAAACGCATTAGCACCTGTACAGGCAGTACCATTTGCACACGCTGCATATAAGAGTATTATTAAAAGTGCTGATTATGAAAGTTTTATACCAAGAGTAACATTCTCAACTGGTTCAGTAGTAGATGCTGCAAAAATGAGTGGTATTGATTTAGATAATAATGCTGACAATAAAATTTATATGAAACCAATACCACACGGAGCAGGTAATGGTTCTAATTCTGTATTCTCATTAGATACTGTTTGTGGTAGAGTATTAGGTGGTTCAGAAGGAACAGGTTCAGCTGAATTAGCAAAAAGACAATTTATTGTTGCATTCCAAGAAGGTTTTGATGGATATGCACCAAATACAAACGCAGCAGATATAGAACCATCAACTACAGCAGGTAAAGCAGCATATGCAACGCATATTGCAGCACTATCTAACACAGATGAGTACGATATCAATATGGTAGTTGCACCACATGTTAATAGAGCAGACCATAGTTCAGTTTGGACATCAATTCTTGATATGGTTGAGCAAAGAGCAGATGCATTCTTTATTGCAGATGCGGCAAACGCTGATGCAAAAATACCAGCAACTGTAACACAGGCTGAATCAGTAGATTCAAACTACGCAGCAGTTTACTATCCTTGGATTAAAACAATTGATGTTAATACAAATAAATTAATCACAGTTCCACCATCAGTATTATTACCTGGCGTATTCGCAGCAAACGATAGAGTAGCAGCAGAATGGTTCGCACCAGCAGGTTTAAATAGAGGTGGATTAGTAGGAGCAGTTTCAGTATTAGATAAAGTAACTCAATCTGAAAGAGATACATTATACGAAGGTAAAGTAAACCCAATCTGCCAGTTCCCTGGACAAGGTATCGTAGTATGGGGTCAGAAAACTTTACAAGATAAACCATCAGCATTGGATAGAATCAACGTAAGAAGATTATTATTGACTGTTAGAAAGTATATCGCTTCAACTTCAAAATATTTAGTGTTCGAACAAAACTCTTCTGAAACAAGAAATAGATTCTTAAATATTGTTAATCCTTATTTAGAATCAATCCAACAAAGACAAGGTCTTTACGCTTTCAGAGTAGTAATGGATGAAACAAATAATACACCAGATGTAATTGATAGAAATATCCTTAAAGGAGCTATCTACTTACAACCAACAAAGACAGCTGAATTCATTCAAATTGATTTCAATATCTTACCAACTGGTGCAAGTTTCGCGGGATAATTTAAAAAGTAAATATTTATAATAGAATAACAAATAAAATAAAAATAAAATGCCAGAAATTTTAGAGTTTGACAAAATGTTCTATAAGAATTTTGAACCAAAGCTTGG